GATCAACTGAACTACAGATAAAGCTGCCGATGGCAGCTTTATCTGTATGCTTTGCTATGCAAAGAAAAACCCCGGAAACATTGCATTTCCGGGGCTGCTGTGTACTTCTTTTTTGTATATCTCGAATGATTCGTATAAATTATCTCTTTGATAACTCCGAACGCCTATTTTTCGGCTTTTTTGATGCATTTGTAAGTTACGCGGCAGTTACCGCTACTTTCTTTCCAGTTTCCTTAATACTACATCATGCGCATACAATAAAGCAACTAATTCCGGCAGCTTTTAATTTTTTCTCTGTCTTCTCTGCATTTTTGCGATCTGTATAAGCTCCCGCCTGGACTTTGTAAAGTCCGTTAATCATTCTTACAAATACGTCCTTATGCCCGGTCTTTCTGATTTTCTCCGCCATAAGCTCAGCGCCTTCTTTTCTCCTGTACGCTCCCGCCTGGACTCTGTAATACTTCTTGTCTTCTGCTCCCAGGTCGTCGGTTTTCGTATCCTTTGTATCGTAGTTGTACAGTTCGTATGTTTCGATAAGCTCAATAAGTTTCTTCGCATATTCCGGGTCTGTTGCGTATCTAGCAGCAGCTACCGCTTTACAAGCTTCTTTGTAATCTGTTTCCCCGATTACCTTCGCGTATCTCTTATACTTCTTTAAAAATGCACTGTGGTCTTTTACGGAATCTTCCCAGGTGTCATAAGCTCTAAACTCTGCTTCTACCTGTACTTTCTTTCCGTCTTCGTATTCTGTAGTTTTTCTTGTTAAGGTCTTACCCTTCCAGTCCTTTGTAGCCTTAATTCCAAAAAGTGCGTTACCTGTCTTTGTCAGCTCTGATTTTCCCCAGGCGCTTTCTAAAATTGCCTGTGCTGTCGTTAAGCTTGCCGCTACTCCGCTGTTCTTCATATCGGCGGACGCAATAGCGCCCACCACTTCAATAAAGTTCTTCTGTTCTGCGTTCATGTTCCTTATCCCCCTACACTGCCTGTAAGCTCGATACAGCTACCCAGCTTGTAATATCTTTAAGTCGTGCTTCCTGTACTCCGTTGTTTACCTGGATTTTATCTACTGTATGTTTCTTTCCGCCGCGCTGAGCTGCCGGAACTGTTTTACCGCGTGCCGATGATAAGCCACCGTATACCGCGCCGTCTTTAATTGTTACGGTACTTCCTACTGTAATACCTTTGCTTCCCTGGTTTCCGCTGTTCCCGCTTTTCTTAAGCCCGAACTGTTCCGCGATTGCTGTAGCCACTGCTGCCGCGATCTGGTCTTTTTTCGCTGTATAAATCTGCATATCGTCTTTGTCGTCGATAAAGCATACTTCCAGCAGTGCCGAAGACGTACCGCTTGCTTTTGCTCTCGCGATCACGCGCCAATTTGTCCGCTTTACGCCCCTGTTCTTAAGTCCCAGCGCTGCGATTTTCTCTACGATCTTCATTTCTACGCCTACGGTCTTCTCTGCTGTTGTTACATAGATTTCCGTACCTGTAGTCTTCCCGTCCCCGGCAAGGTCATTTACACAAGAATTAAAATGTACTTCCAGTACATAGTCATAATCTCCAAAATTTACCTGGCAGCAACCTTTACCCAGGTCTTTAAAAGCGTTCCTGTTTGTCGGGTATAAGTCAACCTGTGCATAGTTTCCCAGTGTTTCCTTAATCTTCTGTACCATTACTACGGTTTCTGTCGCTTCTACTCCAAATTTTGAACTTGCACCCGGGTCGCCGTCCCCGTGTCCGCTGATAAGTAAAATCTTCATATCATTACGCTCCTGTTACAATCTTTCTCATAATGTCGTCTTCCGTGTCCTCTTCTGTAACTGTTACTGTATTGTAAACGTAATCATATAAGCTTGTATTACTTTCCAGCATTTTCCTAAAGTCTTCTAACGCCTGGTCTAATAATTTGTCGTACTGCTCTTCTGTGATAAAAAGTGTAACAATCGGGAATCTTTCTACCAGCCATTCCCATACCATAGATCGCTTAATACGTCCCGTTTTGCTTTTCAGTTCCTTTTCCGCTTCTGTTACCATGTAAAGCAGCGCTACTTTTACTTTTTCAAGCTGCTGCTTCGGTGTCAGCTTCATAAATCTAAGGATTGCATACACGGTAAGCAGTCCCAGGATAAGAAGGATAAAAAAGTATACCCAGTTTTCAAGAATCATTTTTACAGTTTCCATAGTTTCGTACCTCTAAAAATTTTGTATTTCTGTCGGTTCTAACGCTTCGTCTATGATTGTATCTGTTTTATCTTTCATCTTCTGTATGATTCTCTCTTTTGTTTCTTCCGCCTGGTTCTCTTCCCCCAGGTCGATAAGTTTTTTAATCATTCCAAGCTGTATCTTAATTCCATTTTCAAGCTGTACCGCTTTCAGATACCACACTACAGCGGCAGCGAATACGCCGCCAGCCGTCGGAATGATATAGGTAAACACATCTGTAGGCTTTTCGTTCCAGGCGAACACTAAAGCCACTAAGCAGGCGCATACAAATAGTACACCAGTCCCCATTACAACCTTTTTCTTAAATTCCCGTTTACTCTTTCCTCTGCTCATACGTCTGCCACTCTTCCAGGTCTTTTATACGGTTATTCTCTACTGATATTTTTTCAAGTATTTTACTTGAATCTGCTTCTAATTTGTATACCCTTTCTGCTACGTTGTTGTGTTTATCTAATTTCTTTTCGATATAGTCTAATCTTGTACGCATTACGCCGTAAATCACGCCGATAGACACGCCATAGACTACAAGCTGTATTAACAGCCCTATCCAAAATTCGTTACTCAAAAATACTAACCTTCCTATACAGAAGACATTTTTATTAAGTCTTCCTTTCCTTCTTCTATGTCTTGCATCATCGTTAGTATAATATTGTCTTCTTCCTCTATCGCCCGGTATTGTTCCAGCTCTAACAGAAGTCTTTTATTTACCTCTGTCAAATCTGTAATTACACTGGCTTGTACTTCAATCATTTGTAAAAGATAATCACTCATTTACTTTATCCCTTATCTGCTGTTTCTCTTCTTCCGTAAGGTTTTCGTAGCTCTCTAAAATCTCTTCCAGGTCTTCGCCACGCTGCACCTTAATTTTTACACCGCGTACAATAATTTTAAGTTTCGCACCCGTCAGCATTAAATAGCACCCCCTAAGATATCCGCCATAGTTTCTACAAGCTCGTCCGTTGTTTCTACCAGTCCGTCGGTTGTCTCTTTGAGATCGTCGTACTTCTCTTCTGCTGTCTTCTCTCCCGCTTTCTCTGCTGCAATTCTCCGGGCTTCCTCAATCCATTTAGCCAGGCTTCCGTTAATACGGGCTTCCAGCTTTGCAGTTTCACGGGTGCAAAACTCAATCAGTGTAAAACGGTAGTGTTTCGGTTTTTCTTCTGTCTCTTCTACTGTCTCTACGTCTGTCTTAAGCTGTACGCGCACACGCCCCGCCTGTCTCCCAACGATAGCCGCCCCGGTCAGTACTTCCTCTTCTGTCTCTACGCCTTCTCTGATTCTTACCGCTTCCATTGCTTATTTTCTCCTTTGCGCTTTTTACAGTATCATCAAAATACTTTACTTTCAGTCCCCAGGAATCCGTATTTTTTATCCAGCCGTAATAGCTTAATACGCTTCTTGCATCGTGTCCGTTAAGTATCTGCTTCTTTCGTACCTTCCGTATTCTCCGTGTTATCCTTAAGCATATACTGGAACGCAAGGTAGTACAGTCCCGGTAGAATCTATAGCCTATAAAGTCTATTGGTCTGTTCCCTAACTTCCCTTTATCATTGGTTGCGTGTACCTGTAATTTACTCTTTATGTGTAAGCCTATTCGTGATAGTGCATCACGGATACAGGCTACATACTGTCGTAACTTCTTTTTATTACTACTAAATAATAACATATCGTCCATGTACCTAAAATAGTATTTTATCTTGAAAATATGTTTTATTACAAAGTCTACTGGTGTCAGCATGATATTAGCGAACCAGTGACCGAACGGCGTACCTATTGGTATTCCTCTTTTCCCGGCTGCTGTCTCTTTTACCCAGTAAATATCTATACACATAAACAGTAATTCAAGTAACCTTTTGTCTTTAAACATTTTGATAAGTCGGAACTTCAAAAAGCAATGTAAAATATTGTCGTAGCATTTCTTAATATCCAGGGCTTCCCAGTACTTTGTATGTTTTACATTCTTATACGTCTTTCCTTTCCTGTTCTTCCTGGCTATCGCTCTTTCAATCTTCCTTTTGCAATACGTCCCGCCTTTTCCCTTTATACTTGCGCACGAATACATATACATCCTTCTTGTCAGAATAGGCTCAATGATCTGTAATACTGCCCGTTGTACAATCTTATCAATCATACAGGGCTTAGCGATCATTCGTTTTTTATGCCGCACACCGTCGTATATTTCTTTTCTTCTCAGCTTCCGCGGCTTATATCTGCCTTCTATCAGAAGTGCCTGTATTATTTTCGTGTATTTGTCGATATCCCCTAAATACTTTTCTTTCTGTTGCTTTGCATTTGTCTTTTCGTTTTTCTTTGATTTTGTTGCGTTTGGGCTACTGCATACTGCCTTAATCGCCGTTTTAATGTTTTCATATTCGTAGATTTTTTCGTAGATTCCACCAACTCTTTTAGGTAGTATCTCTTGTTTCTTTAACTTTGGTTTCTTATTTACTGGCTTATCCATATACTACCCTTTCTTAAATGCTTATTCGGAATACGCCCGAAGGCATACCGCCCTGTAAATAGCGGCTTCCGGGTCTTCCCCTAATAGTTCCTTGCCAGTCGCTTATTTTTACCAGTCCTTCGCCGTGTCGGTTACTCTGGTAAGGTCACAGCTTGCGCCGTGTTTAGATAGTGTGCAATAATTCATTTTTTCCATTGTAAGCATTAAGAAGCACCCCGCCGATGTTCCAGTTCGCGTTACCGCTACCGTTGTTCGCGTTCACGTAAGGCAAGCCCGCGTTAGCTCCGTTGTTCGCGTTACCGAAGACATACAAGACGTACCAGGCGGCTTACACACTAAATCCCTTTTATGTATTTTCTCTATCCTTTCATGTTTTCTATCTCCTTCCCGCCGTTTCTTTTGGGTAGTATATCATTTCATTTTGCAAATTCAATACTTTCCCCCTTTCCTTCCATTTTCCTGGAAATCTTTAGGTATTAGGGGGCTGCCCGCCCCCGTTACACCCCCGGTCTTACTGGCGCTTTTTAAGAAGCACCCCGCCGATGTTCCAGTACGCGTAACCGCTACCGTAGTACGCGTTCACGTAAGGCAAGCCCGCGAAAGCTCCGTCGCTCGCGCTACCGAAGACATACAAGACGAACCAGGCGGCATTGTTATTACTCCATAAGTACGCCCCGTTTCCTTTTCCTACCGAAGAACCGCCCAACTTTTCGCACCACATTTCTAACGGGTGTTCAGGGTCGAATCCTTCCAAAAGTTGCCAGCCGGACGTTGTAGGAAATGCGAAGCTTAACGCCTTATAATTCGGGTCTGTATCTCCTACGTTATCTTTCGTCGCTGTGTTGTCGTAGCATACATATAATTTATCCTGGTATCGGTTCACATTATCCACAAAAGCATACTGCCCGTTATGCTCATGCCCTAAAAGTAACATAGCGTGCTTGCCGTCATTCGCTAAGCATCCGTCTTTCATCCCCAGGCTATCTGTTGTTCCCGATATATTGGCACAATGACTAATAATATTACCTACTGCAATATTTACCGGGTCGCCGTCAAAATAGATCGCTTTCCCCGTTACGCTTCCGCTGCTGTAGTCTTCCACTCTTGTTATTTGTCTTTGCTTTGCTACCTGTGCTCCGCCCAGGCTCGTACCGATTTCCACAGCATTTCCTACCAGGTATTCGTTAGCCGCTGTCGCAAGTGCAATAACAATACGGTTTGTACTCTGTTCCGCTACTAAGGCTTTGTCCTGGTCTGTGTATCTCAAATAGTAATAGCCCTTACATACTTTTTCCTGTGTATTAAGGCTTGCGTATTTCACAAGTACCAGCATACTATACGCCCAGTAACTTGTGCTATCCATGCTGTAGTATCCTTCTCCTGCTGCTTTTGATCGTGCACGTACCGTAGCTCTATTTATTCTACAATCCGGGTGCTTTCCGCTCATGGATACGTGCTTACTTCCCATAAGCGAAGACGGGTAGCGCCCCCACTCCCACGGCTCTATATATACCGCTCCGTCAAAAGCTCCGGCGGAAATCTGCACATATTCGTATGTATCGTCTCGCCAGCGCTTGAGATAATATCCCGGATACTCTGTAAGTACCATGTACTTCGTTGGGTCGTACCCCGGTTCTCCGATATACGCTATTGTTCCCCCTGTATCCAGGTCGCAGCATTTAGATACAATCCCCGCCCACGGCATTACATAAGAAAAGTCGTCTTTTCCTATCTTTGTACCAATAGTCGGGTTTGCTTCCATGCCTACACTTGCGTCTGTACGTTCCCATGTGTCACTTACATTTTCTGTATTCCACACCCTTTTTACCCCGTAAATCGGCGCGCCTACCTGGGTATGGACTCCGGCAGCTCTTAAAAGCGCGTTTGTCTCTTCCTTTGTATATCCTTTAAGGTTCTGTGCTGCTTCTGCCCCGGCTGCTTTTACATCATTTACCGCTTTTTCACTCTGCTCCGTAACGCTTTGTGCTGCTGCTACTGCTTTTCCTCTTGCTTCGTTCGCTGCTGCCGCTGCGCTGTTCGCTGCCGTTGCTTGTTTTTCTGCTGCTGCCGCTGCATTATTCGCCGCTGTTGCCTTTTCTGTCGCTGCTTCCGCCTGTTTCTTCGCTTCTGCTGCCGCTGTAGTTGCTGCTGCCGCCTGTTTCTTTCCTTCCGCTGCTGCTGTATTTGCTGCCGATGCCTGTTTTTTGGCTTCTGCTGCTGCCGTGTTTGCCGCTTCTGCCTGTTTCTTTGCTTCTGCTGCTCCCGCGATAGCTTCCCCCGCTGTATCCAGGGCTTCGTTGGCTGTAGTAAGTGCTGTTTCCGCTACTTCTTTGGAAAGTCCCACTACTCTAAGTGCATCGGTAAGGCTTTCATATTCGTTACTACTCTTAATTTCGTCTTCGCTTACTGCTCCGTCGTCTACATTCAAATAGAATTTAGCAGTACTCAATACACCGCCGGAAGTACCGTATAATACCACATCTACAATAGCTGTACCCTTGCAAGTCGTCATTTGTCCGCTTATGTCAATGACTACCGTATTATTTTCTTTTGTGGCATTTTTAGTAACCTGTTTTCCGTCTGCCTTTCTGCATCTGACTTCTACAGTATTTACCCCAGTAAGGCTATATTCCTCTCCGTTGTCTTTGATTTCTGCAATTACGCGGCGCTCTGTATCGCCCATTTTTGCAAATACAACTTTATAGGAATCTCTTAAGCCTACGTCCAACGTAAGCCGTGTGATCTGTTTATCCATTCTTTAACAGTTCCCCTTTGTATTGTTCAAATTCCATAGCTGCTACCGTAGCATTTCCCGCGCGTACATTTGCTAAGACACTTTCAAGAATCAGAACCGTAATACTCGAATGTAAGCCGTAATTTCTTTCCGCCATAATAACCGCTGTATTGATATCCTTTTTCGCTTTTTCAATGGTTACGCTGAGCGGCTCGGCTACTCTCTTAACTGCTTCCTCTTTTGTTTCTACGTGTTCGGCTTCTTCCGTTACATTTTCTTCCTGTTGTACTTTTGCTTCTTTTACTTTATTCTCGCTTGACAATTTCACTCGCTTCTACCTCTTCCCGGAAGTTCACGCTTCCACTTACTTCTGTCTCTGTATTCTCTGCTGTAATTCCTTCTTCATTATCTACGATTTCTGCTAATACATATTCGTCTTTTTTCTTCTCTTCCATTTTTCGCTCCTACGTCCAATATCCAACTATTACCCCGTCTGCCACTCTTATATACGACGTTGAATACGACCAAGATATACCGCCGTTTCCAGTGCTTTGTATTGAGATTGCCGTACATATCGGTATTGTTCCTGTATATCCGTTGTACCAGGTGTTATTGTACTTAACTCCCGTCCCGGAAAGTCTCACGTTATGCAGCTCGTAATTATGCAGATACATATCACAGCCCACATGTAGCCCAGCTTCCGTGTAAATACTATTTGCTCTCGAATAACACAAAATCGTATCATAGGTTGTTGCTCCGCTACTTGCAGCTCTCGCCCACGCCATGTATTTTCCTTGGTATTCCAGGTCAAATGTAAGTCCCTTATGGGCGTTGTTGTCTTTCCACTGGTTCGTACCGATACGCCCTACAAAATAGTTATCCCGGTAAAAAGAATTTCCCGACTGGTCGAATACCGCACGCTTCCCTGCGGTGGTTACTTCTCCGTTGTAAATAGCGATCTGTCCGGCGGAAATCTGTACATACTTAGAATCTTTGTTAAATGCAATCAATACATTATTGTAGTATTGGGTTATATAGCTTCCCATATCTCCCTTTTCTACCTTGCTTGTGATATTGCCCGCATTTACCTTTATTGCAGCTCTAAGCTCGTCTTCGATTCCTTCCGCCCGTTTTACTTCTGCTTCGATAGCGTCATTTGCTACTGTAAATTGCGCTTCGGCGTGGTCTTCATATTTCCCCAGTACTTCCACATCTTTAATATAAACCGTCGTGTTATCCACATAGTTATACACATAAAAGTACTTTGTCCCCGCTGAGCTTATAGTTATCTCCGTTTCGTACTGTTTAAATACTTCGTCGTCCAGCTCTCCGGCTTTTGTATAATAGCTGATTCCGCCAAGTGATACCCTAATTCTCGCTTTACTTATACTTCTTAAGTCCGCCCCGGCTTTGAATCTTACCGTATATGTCCCGGCTTTCAGCTTCCAGCTCTGATACATATAAATATTAGACGTTCCCCTGGTAATGCTTGCTACATTTCCTAAGTATTCGTCGTTTGTGGCTATTATATTTTCGCTGTCGCTCAGCTTCCACCCGTCCAGGTTTCCGCTTTCAAAAGTTCCATTCTCAATATAATTATGCTTAAGTGCATCAACCGCCTTTTTCGCATAGGTCTTAACTGACTCTGCCGACTGGTCTATAGATGTCTTCATGTTTACTTGCGTAACATAATTCTTAAGCTTTCCGTCCGTGTCTGCCTTTGCGTCTGCTAATGCCTGGTCTGCTGCCGCTGCTGCTGTTTCATCGGCGTAACTTTTAGCGTTCGCTTCTGCTTCGTCTGCCAGGTTGCCCGCCGTTTCGTCCACATACCCAAAACTGGTATATGTCTTACTGGCTTCGGTCTTAATTTCTTCTGCTGTCTGGTCTATCTTTGTCCCCATTTCTACAATGGTTACATACTTCTTAAGTTGCTCTTCCGTGTAGCCCTTCGCGTTCGTTTCCGCTTCGCTTGCCAGGCTTCCCGCTGTCTCGTCCACATACTGAAATGTTGTGTAGGTCTTTTTAAAATCGCTCTTAAGTTCATCAATCGTATTTTTATAATTTCTCTCTACCGTATCCACAGCTTCGCTTATGTGGGATTCTACGGATTTTCTATAGTTAATGCTTATAGATTCCGCCTGTATACTGTCTGCCCTTATCAGTGCGCCGTCCAACTGTCCGACACATACATAATCCGCATAAAATCCCCTTCCAGTTCCGAAGGTCTTCCAGTCCCAGTTTTTCCCGTCCGCTGTACGTTCTGACGCAATACAGAAGCCCATTGTACCGATAGACATAGCCCCGTAAGTCGGGCTTCCTTCTACCAGGTCTTCAAACAGTACCGCCCTTACTTCTGAAGGTTGTGATATATCGCGCTGGGCTTTTAATTGTGCCTTTACAGCGTCAATTTTGCCGTATACTTCTTCCGCCTTAAGCGTCCCGTCTTCTCTAGTTACTTTCTGTATAATGTCTGCTGCGCTGGTTGTCTTATCAAAATAATTTTCTGTATAATTCCCCAGCTCAACCTCTGTATTTTCCTCTTCGATGCAGTCATACACCAGTCTTATACATCTTGCAGTTACATTTATCTTAAGTTTTCTATCCCTAGTTAATACGTCGTCGCCTATTCCTATTGTCGTCAGTTTCTTATAGTCTTTATAGTCGTCCGTATCCGCAATTTCTACCAGGTCAACCTTATAATTTACCTTCGGCTTATCAAGTCCGTTTTCGTACTCTTTTTCGCACCGCCTTTTAAGCTCTTCCCTTAAAAGTTCCAGGGTGCTAAAACCTTCTTCCCCTTCCTGGCAGTCTTCCAGCAGCTTAACATCTTCAAACTTAATCACTGCTGCCCTGGGATTCGCGTAATTTCCTATAAGTGGGCTATCTACCCACGGTTCTTCCCCTTCCAGGGTGTACCCGTTGTACGATTCCGGGATAATTCGTGTTACCACATCGTCTATACTTATATCTGCTTCTATCCCGGTCATATTCCGCCCGAACTCTGCACACGCTCCATAGTCCCCGCCCAGGCGGTCATTTATGATAACGGTAAAATTATCATACATTCTTTCGCCGCCCCAGCGATTTATAAAGCTATTTTCGTCATCCCCGCCGATTGCTTCCATTATATTTTTACGAATATAGTAAGCCGTGGATCGCGTTTTAATATTGGTCTTCGCTTTGTACTTCGTACCGCTTAAGATTATATCTAACGCTTCTTGCCCAGTCTTGTCCGTCGGTCTTACATCTACCAGCATTTCCCCGGCAGAATCATAGAAAATATGTCTTGCATAAGCCGTTACTTCTGTCTCAGTCTTCGTATAATCATAGATTCTAAAAAGCTGCTTCTTTGAGTACGGCGTAGGTGCTGCTATCACATTATCAGTTACCAGGTATTCCCAGCGCCCCAGGTCGTCTATAGGGTGTTCTAAGGTAAGCTCTGCTACTCCTTCTACAGTAAGTTCTACTTCGCACGTAGTCGGCGTTAAGGTCATATCTCCGTTACTTCCGTAGTCCTCATTACCTTTAACGTATACCTCTATCATTTATCTGCACCGCCAGTTAGGTTTTATCTTAACTGTAAATCCAGGGCTTACACTAAATGTATTTTCCCCTTCTTTTAAATACAGGTCTTCATAATACCCGGTAAGCCGTCTGTTTGCCGTTTCCTTCAACGCCGTGTAGCAAAGTTTCAGCCCGGTATCTATTACCAGCTTCCCGCCGATATTCGCCGTAACTTTCGTACCATTTACAGTAAGTGTACATACACCGTCCCCCGCGATCTCATACACTGGTTCGCACTCTTCAAAAGCATTATACAGTGTATCGCTTAAGTTCCTGGTTTCTGCTCCCTCTGTCAGATACATATAGCCTTCACAAGTAAATGTTACCTGGAATTTCCCGATACGCTTCGCTAAGCGCTCGTTTGTCCCTATTTCAATTTTCTTCACTTTGTAATAATAGCCCGGGTCGTCTGAAAACATAAGCATACCTGTACTTTCCTTAAGGAAGCGCCGCTTTATGCTTCTGAAATCTTCCGCCCAGTCTTCCGGGTCGTCTGACAGGAAGTTATAAGTAATCTCAATGGGAATATCTTTTAATGTTCCTTTTTTCCTGTATAAATTCCCGTCCCTTCCCGGTACTTTTATCTCGTCGTACTCCTGTTCTGCTGTAGGGATATTAGGGCGGCTCACGGGCTTAACGCCCGCGTCTCTGTCCCTAATATTGTTGTATATTGTGTAATATACACCGTTCATTATGCCGCCCCTTTCGCTTTCTGCTTGCTCTTTTGGTCTTTCGTTACATTCTTAACTACTCGCTTTGTCGTCTTTCGTGCTATCTCTTTTCCGTCAAGCTCCGTAATATTCGTAATTTCTACAATTACCGTCTTTTCGGAATCGTCCGTAAATTCTGTAGTATCTACTCTGTTGTTCAGTGCTACTACTTTCGCACTCTGTTTAACCTCTGTTACTGGTGTTATCTTCGCCACTTTCTTTGTAAGTGTTCCCAGGCTCTTATCTATGTCTTCTTCAACATTACCAAGCTCGTTCGTAAATCCTACGCCCGCTCCTTGTGCCATGTACTTACCTACTTCGTCCTGGAATACCCGGGACGGCGAATGTATACCCAGTGCATTTTTTACACCGTCTACTATTCCGCTAAAGAAGCTCTGCACTTGCCGTCTAAACCAGCCAGCGGCATTACATATACCATTCCATACACCCGTTACGATATTGTAGCCTACGTTTGCCATTTGTGACGGTAAGGAAGCTACGCCATTGATCACAGCGCTTACTAACTGGCTCGCTGCATTTCTTCCCTGTTGCAGTAGTCCGCTTCCCCAGTTTGCTACAGATTGTATAGCGCCCTGTATTGCGTTCCAAACTCTGCCCGGCATCTGTGAAAGTGTTGAATATACATTACTTAAAATATTCGATGCTGCCGCGCTCGCCTGGCTTAACATCTGTTGCCCCCAGTTCGCCATATTTGTAATCGCGCTTACTATTGCGTTCCAAATCTTACCTGGAAGCTGGGATAAAAAGTTTACGACCGTCGTTATAGTATTCTGTATATAATTAGTTGCTTGTGTGTATACCTGCTGTCCCCAGTTCTGTACGTTCGTGATCGCGCTTACTATCGCGTCCCAAATCTTGCCCGGAAGCTCTACCAGGAATCCCACTACGGAAGTTATCGTATTCTGTATATACGTTGTTGCTTCCGTGTATATCTGCTGTCCCCAGTTCTGTACGTTCGTGATCGCGCTTACTATCGCGTCCCAAATTTTTCCTGGAAGCTCTACCAGGAATGTTATTACCGTGTTAATAAAATTCGGTATTTCTGTAGTCGCCCATGTTACCAGGTCAATACCGAACTGTACTACATTCCCGATTGCTTGACCGATTACATAGCCGATTTTATACGGCAATTCCTGGAAAAATGCTATTGCATTTGTTACAAATTCAGTAGCAGCCTGTACAACTGCTGCCTTCATATTTTCGCCCCAGGTCGTTACTGTCGTAACTGCTCCCAGGATTGCGTCCCAAATCTTGCCCGGTAACTCCTGGAAAAATGTTACAACGCTCGTTATCGCGTTACTTGCCGCCTGGGTCGCCGCTGTCTTTACATTTTCGCCCCAGGTTGTTATCTTCTCGACCGCTCCCAGGATTGCGTCCCAAATCTTGCCCGGTAACTCCTGGAAAAATGAAGCGATATTATCTACAATATTTCGGAATGTTTCGCAATGTTCGTACAGCAGTTTAGCCGCACCCGCGAACGGATTCGCCAGGAATAATAGAATATCTTGCCAGTTATCTTTTACAAAATCTACAACCTTGCTTAGTGCGTTTGGTATTGTTTCTGTAAAGAATTTTGCAATTTCTCCTACTACTTTTCCTACCGTATCTTTTACGATGTTCCAGGCATTTACTACCGCCGCTCTTGCATCTTCATTCGTGGCGACAAATCCGACTATAGCCGCTACCAGTGTAGCAACCAACGTAATTATTAACATCATCGGATTGGCAGCCATTGTTATATTAACAAGTTTCTGTATGGCATTTAGCGCCACTTCTGCCGCCGTAAGCCCCTGTATTGCTGTTACTACTCCGTTAATTATCGACGCTACCTTAAATACCGCAAATCCCGCACCTATAGCAGCCAATAAGCTGGCTATCGTGTCGCCGTGGTCTGCAATCCAGCCCAGCCCTTCCAGGATTTTAGGTAATACCGCTACAATAATTTCACTGGCTTTTTCTACCAGGTTTCCGAAACCTGTAGCAATCTTATCAAGTGCGCCGCTCAGCTCTCCACTCGTTAAATCTGTCTGTAAATCTCCTATTACGTTCGTAATATTCGTTACTGCATTTTTAAGCGGTGTCTCAAACTTTTCATAAGCAGCAATTCCAAGCCCTTCCAGCCCGCTCTTTAATATCGTAATTTTACCCTGTAAGTTATCATTCATCGTTGCCGCCATTTGTTCGGCAGCGCCTGTAGAATTTTCTATGTATCCGCTTAACTCATTGAACCGCTCGCCGCTGTTCGCAAGTAAGGCGTTTACGCTCTTAAGGTCAACTTTATTAAAGATTGTGTTTAAGACTTCTGTTTGTTCTCCCTGGGTCATGTTTCCCAGGATTCCGTTAAGGTCTTGGAAAGTCTCATTTAACGGGCGCATATTCCCGTTTGCGTCAAAGACTTCAAGCCCTAACTCTTGCATTTTCTTCTTTGCGGTATCCGTCGGCGCTGTAAGGCTTAAGATTACGTTTCGTAATGCTGTTCCGCCTTCTGCTCCCTTTGTTCCGCTATCCGCGAATATTCCTAATACGGTATTCGCTTCGGTAACGCCGCCTGCCAAGCTCTTAGCCGTTCCGCCTACACTAAGCAGTGCTTCGCCCAACTGCTGCACACTGGTATTACTCTTTTGTGAGGTCTTCGCCATTTTATCTACAAAACTTTCTGTAGTTCCGGCTTTATCCCCTAGTGCGCTCATGCTGTCCGTTACCATGTCGGAAGCTGTCGCTAAATCCATTCCGCCCGCTGCTGCCAGGTTCAAAACTGTAGGCAATGTCTCTACTGCTTTGTCTGCATCGTATCCGGCAAGCGCCATATAGTTAAGGGCTTCTGCTGCCTGGGTAGCGCTAAACTGTGTGGTATTTCCGGCTTCTTTCGCTGCATTTTCCAGCTTTGTATAAGCTTCACTTCCCCCGGCTATTTCCTGGGTAGTCATACCCATAGTAGCCGCTACCTGGCTCATGCCGCTCTCGAAGTCCATACCGACGCTTATTGCGCCCTTCGCAAGTTCCTTTATACCGTTGGCAAGCTCTTTTACTCCGTTTATGATCGCGGTAGAAATAAGATTAGCCTTAATAACGTCGCCCAGGCTTATAGTTTTGTTCCCGGCTTCGTCCATGTTGCTTCCCGCCGTCTTTATTTCCTGTCCGAAAACAGTCCATTTCTTTTCGGCGTTCGTTAATTCTTCTTCTGTATTTTTTAATGCTGTATTCTGTTCAGTAAGTGCCGCTTTCGATTCATTCAGCTTAACCGTATTCTTCGCTATTGCGTCTTCCTGTTTCTTTACAGCATTTGTAGCCTTTGCGTGTGCTTCTTTTGCTTCTTCTAGCTGTGCATTTAGTTTTTGGCTTTCCTCGCTGTCTTTTCCAGTCGCCTTAACGCTATCTTCATGGGCTTTCGTAAGCTCTGCTACCTTCTGCTTTGCCTTGTCTTCCTTCTCTATCAGTTCTGTAAGCTTCTGCTTCTGAGCTGTTAAATTGGTCTGCTGTAGCTTAATTGCGTCCGTTTGCAGCTTAATCTTACTTGTAAGCTCTGTCTTCTTAGCCTTAAGTAAATCTGTCTGACTTCCTAATGCTTTCGCTTGTGCCGCTTCTACCTTATATTCGCTGGTAACAAGCTTCATTTGCGTAAGCATTGATTTCATTTGACTGGTAAACTCGCTTGTATTCGCCCCTACTCTGAGACTTGCACCAGCCATTTATTACGCTCCTTATGTCTACTTTTCCCGGTCATATTCGACTTGAAATACAACGTAGTCCAATAAGTCGCTTAAATCTGATTCTAAGCACTCCTTATAGCTGTTTCGCATACTCTTTATACATATCTGTAGGATAGCGTCCAGGTTGTCCCCGTATGATCTCCATATTTCTTCCTGCGTCGTCTCTTCGATATATCCATTTTCCTGGTCGTATTCATCGAACGCGCTACCCTGGTCTTCTTCCGGCACTCCGCCCAAAAGTGTACCAAGATACCGTATTTTTTCATTGACAGAAATATCTATGATTTCTACTATCGCTCCAAACGTATCTATAATGTCCGCTACGTCCAGCCGTTCTATTTCTTCATTCTCTACCCTGTCGTTAAATACAACCTGTATCACGGCAGCGTATAGCTCTAATAAGTCGTCTTCATCATCAGTACAGCTAATTCTCTCCATAAGCTTTATAAATCTTCGGTAAGCGTATGTCGTGATTCTGTATAGCCTTTTTTCTCCTTCCTCACATTCCAGGCAGTAGTCTATTACACCTGTGAGCTTAAATTTTTTTTTGCGCCCGCGGCTTCGTCCTTAAGCTTCTTAAGGATATTCGCGTTAATCAGTCCGAAGTTAAAAATAATCTCTGAAACATCTTCTAAAGATTCGTTCGCTTCTTCAAAAGTAAACTGATTATCATACACCAGTACAATAGTGTTAATCATTTCGTCCAGTTCCGCGTCTGTATAGGTCTGCTTCTCCGGGCGTGTCAGTCTTTCGTATACCTCGCGGAAGGCTTTATATTTCTTTCTTCCAATCTTTCCGCAATCGTATTCTTTACCGCCGATTGTAATAATATTTGCTTTCCCGGTCTTTGCTGTCTTCTCTGCCTGTAAATTACTCTTATTCAAAATTTCCGCATTGATAAGTGAGAAATTAAGCAGAATATCCGCGATTTCATCCAGCGCGTCGCTGGCTTCATCAAATGTAAACTGATTTCCGTATACCACTACGATAGATTCAATCATTTTATCTAAGTCTTCGTCTGTAAAAGTCATAGAAGCAGCTTCCTTCTTTAAAAAGCTGTCGAACGTCTCACAAAATGATCTGTATTTTTCTCTTGTAATTTTTCCGCTTTCATACTCTTTATCGTTAATTGTTATTTTCATATTCGCACCTTCTTAGCGGTGTCAGAATATGACACCGCCCCTTTTTTCTCTTTTTACGCTGCTACATCTGCTTTGTATTCCTGTACCGCCCCGAACCATTCCGCAATAGCTTTTTTAGCGTTTGCATGTTCTTCAAGTAATTGTGATTCGTCCACCTTAAGCGCATAGAAGCGTTTTGCTTTTCCGTCTACGGTATCCTCTTTCTTTCTTGCGTAGAAAGTAAATGTAATCTTCTGTGTCTGAGCGGTCTTCTTGTCCTTGATTGTCTCGTAGGACTCTTCCGGGTGTTCTGCTTTTCCGCAATAGTACCATACAAATTCGTACTTCCCGTTGTTCTGCTTTGCCCGGAATCCTAAAGCAACTTCCTTCGCTCTGTCGCTCTCTGATTTTACCAGGTAGCCGGATTTATACAGGGAATCAAACAGTAACGCATAGTCGCCCGGTGTCAGTCTGTTTACTTCCAACTCAATTTCTGCTTTTACAAATGTTTCTGTAGTATCCTCTACTTCGTCGTCACTGTATAAGTACTCTACCTCGAATGTCTCTTTAATAGTTGCCGTGATTGCTTTCGCCAGCCTGGTAGGTGTGTCTGCTGCATAGGTCGTAGCATCGTTTGTAGTAACTTCCGCTACACAGATATCCTTTAAGCCTACTACTCGGCTTCTCTCAATCGTCTGTTTATTTTCCTGGACTTTCATTACCTTAGTCTTCTCCTTCGGTATTTATCAAAAAATAAAATCGCGCTGCTTTATGGTATATTTTCGTATCCTGTTCATAATCATCATTTCCCGCAAAATATGTAAAGCCCGCCTTCTTAAGTAATTTCTTTATTTTCCGTTTCAAAAGAAAACAATCTTCTTCACTCCATATATCTACCTGTATATAGTATTCTTCTGCTTCGTTCTTATCGTCGCTATGGTTCGCGTCGGTATCCGTAATATAGTAAAAAGTAATATGGGTATCGTTTATATCCTGGTTATACCAGCCTTCTTCTACGTGTTTTCCCGTTATACCTATTACGTCTGCTATATACGCCGTTAAATCCAGGTCTTCGTTATTCGGATAATCCGCCATGATCTGCTTAAGCTGCTGCTTTTCTTCTTCACTCAGAAGTGCCATATTATCCCCCTAACTTTTCCTTTAAAACTTTCTCGTATTCTTCTTCTGCTATGCTCTTTAGTGCGCGATATGTCGGGCGCGCTGCTTCCAGCATGAATTTTTTAGGCTTATGCATCGTCGTACCCCATTCATGGAACTTCATGTAGAAAAATGGCGAAGTATCGCTTTTTTCCCAGCCTATGACTTCTCCATAGTTCCCGCTTTGTGTCGTTCCCTTCTCCGGGACATTATCCGCCGCGTGCTGCCCCGTCCTGCTGCCGCGCCGCCCGGATTTCATAGGGTTTTTACTGTATGCTTTCTTCCTTATCTGCCCTTCCGATTCTTCTAAGCCGACTTTCCCGGCTTTCTTTACAATCTTTTTATTTAGGTCTTTCAGTTCCGACGCTGTAGCAAGCCTTTCTATTTCCCGCTGCACTTCGTCCAGTCCCAAAAAATCCATAGTAATATTAAAACTCATACTACTTCTTGCCCTTTAAGCACCACTTTCCGGCGGTCGTATTTGCCGTAATCGGCATTGATAAGCTTAAATATACGTTCGCCCCATACTACCCGGTATTCCTTTGTATTTAAGGCTTCCAGGGCTTTGCAGTATCGCGTTTCAAAGTTCATTACATTTTCTAACTTTGCTTCCAGGGCGGTATACAGTTCTTTCCCGTACAGGCTCTTTACTTCACACCAGCATTTTAAGTACTCGTCCCACTTTTCTACTGGTCGTCCTTTTTCTACGGTCTTTTGCCGCTTCTGTATCATTACATACATTTTACCTACCCCACATTCGCTAGCTTATCCAGGATAGTTTGTGTTATCTTATCCTGTTTCGTGTTATTGCTTACTGTAGTTCCTCTTACGTCGTACATATCGCTTATTACTTTCTTCTGTAAGAGGGTTGCAAGTCTGCAACCTCTCTTATATTCTTCTTCGCTATTGTATTTATCCTTTTCCCGGTATGCAGTACCCACACAACCGTCTATATAAGCTTCGGATATATCTATAAGCTCCGTGATATAGTCGTTATCATCGTCATAGCCTACCCTTAAATATTCCTTCGCTTCCTGTAATGTGATCGCCATAAGCTACGCCTGTGCTGCCGCGAACTCAATTTTAAAGTCTGCTCTGTCGTCCAGTTTCTCACAGTCAAAGCGCTCCTGTACTTTCAGCGCCAGTTCGTCAGATTCAAAGAATACAGACTTATCCGTAGACACTGTATAGCCTTTTCTCTCGAAGAATTTAACCAGGGCATACAGGTTTACTACATAAAAAATCATTTTTCCTGTAGCGCTCGCTGTAATGTCTTCATCACTCAGCGTAATAAGTTCTTTACCCTGGAAATATTCCTTACCATTTACTTCTTTAACTAGGTCTAAGTTTCTTCCGTTCTTGTCTTCCTGGGACTTCAAGTACACGCTGCCGGAAAGATTTGTAATTACTACTACTCTTCCTCGAAGTGTAGGTAATACTCCGTCAATGATTTTCTTTACATCTCTCCAATCTTTCGCACCTGTAGACTTGTCTACTGCACTTCCTTCTACAATCTGCATAATTTCATCATTTTCAGTATTAACCCCAGCTTCTGCGAAGTCCGGCTTAATAACTTCCTGTACGATATTAACAGCTTCGTCTTCCTGTAAATCGTTCGCGATCGGTACAAGTGCGCCGTAGTTTTCAATGTTGTACTGGATATCCTCTGTATTTGCTGCTTCTCCTGTAAGCTTTGTACCAGATTTATACTTTTTCAGCTTTTTACCGCCGATTTTTGCGAACGGCATTTTACCATGATTAGAACTTGCTTTAATGATATGGCAATGGTTTTTAAGGCTCGGGAATCCCGCTCTTAATACCTGGATATCGTTTACGAACTGTTCCGGCAGAATAGCGGCGTTACCGTCAATATTTACGGCAGCTCTTTCTTCGTCTGTCAGTGCTGCCTTTCCGTGTAAAGCAAATTTCACGGCAGCTCTCAGCTCGCTTACTACTCTTGTTGTTCTGCTTTCTTTCTGTTTCTTCTGCCTTCCCAGGTCTTCCCGCTCTTCGTCGTCCTCTGCTTCTCTTACCGCAAGCAATTTCTGTAATTTTCTCTTTTCTGCTAAAGCTTCCTCTGCCTTGTCCGCGTCTCTGCTTTCCAGGTATCCGTTAATTTCCTCTGTTTTCTGTGCAATCTCTTCTCTTAATTCCTGTACTGTCATGTGGTTACTCCTTGTTATTTTCGTCTGCGATTTCCAAAAGTCGCGCTTCTTTTCTCAGCTCTTCCAGCCGTTTTTCTTCTTTGGTATCTGCTTTCATACGTTCAAAGCTTCTACAGTTAATTTGTGAACTGTCATAAGCTGGGAACGTACACGGACTTACTTCCAACAGCTCCGCTTTTACAACACTTCTTTTGTACATTTCTTCGCCTTCGTGCTGTACTTTGCTCCATTTATCTTCTAAACAGATAAAACCGAAGCTACTACCGTCTACGTCTCCACGCTTCACGCTTTCCCGTACATCGTTTCCCCATGTGTTATTAGGTAAATCAATGTCGTAATTCAGCCCGGTAGTATCCCCCATGTTAAATCTGAGTGTATCCGTCTTCGTGCTTCCAAGTGGTCGGCTTGTGTCGTGATTCCATAACGCTTTTATCTCGCTGCCGTTCTCTTTGCATCTGCTTAAGCTTTCATCGAAGCACCCCGCGGCGATTTCCTCTAAATATTTGTCTCCCCAGCGGTCAGTAATAACTACAGGCGTATTATACTTAACTGCATAACCGCCAATCGTGCGGCTTTCCTCGCCTTCTGCTGCCGCCCTTACTTCAAGCTGTATCCCCTGATGCGCTACATAATTTCTTCTTTCCTGGAATTCCGCCGCATCTTCTGTACTGTGTGTATTATTCTCCGGCATTTCCCTTTGTATCCTTTCCTAAGTCCTTAAGCTTAAGCACACCAGCATTTACTATAAGGTCGTCCCCGTCCTCTGTAGTTTCCCTTCCAAGCTCTAACCTGGCTTCGTTCGGCTTCATGATTCCGCCCGCCACATAAGCGCATAATATTTTTTGCTGGGTTTCCGGCGAAGAACGCAAAATAACATTTGTGTTATGCTTCGCTTTATAACCTTGTGCCCTGTCGTCTTTTGTTAAGCAGCCCCACGTTACTTCCTGTTCGATAGATTCATACAATATAAGCAGTGTATCCACCAAAAAGCTTAACTGCTGCTGTTCCAGCGAATTATTATTTGTATCTTTCAAATCGTTAAGCTGATACATTTTTATACCAAACAGCGCCGCGATCTGACTTATAGACATTCTTCTTATTTGCTCGTACTGCGCATCTGCCAGTGATAAATTTACGGGTTGTACATTAAATCCCGCCGGAACTGTAAATATACGCTTTCCTTTGCTGTACAGTTTTCCAAACTTTTCCTGTATCTTTTTAAGCTCTTTTTCGTCCCTTATATCGCTTGTAAGCTGTATTACCATTTTGTTAGTCAACCCGTTATCAAATAACGTATTAAGGTAATTCTGCGCTTTAATCTGTACGTCTATCGTGCTTTTTACGATAGTCCTTACTGCTTCCGTGTTGATTCCGTCCATAGTAAAGCCTTTGAATATCAGCAAATCCTCATAAAAGGCGCTTTCGTTCATTCCCGTACCTGGTACTTTGAAATCAACTAAAACTTTATGCTTTTTGGTTGATCTGAGTACACCCGCATCGTCTATAGTGATTCCTTCTATCGTGCAAGGGTACAAAGCTTCTATTCCCCCTTTTCTTCCGTACACTTTTACCGCCCCGGCTATGCCTTCGTGCTGCCTGGTGGCTTCTATTGCCTTCCAAAAGTCTACCGCCGTCATATACGGGTTTGGTCTTAAGCTCAAAAGCTCATATAATGGGTGTTCTTTTGCCCTTCTTTCGCCCGTTTCCGTGTCCTGGGTAAGATATAGCGGCGTTTTCGCCACTGCTTCCGACAGCTTTTTTATACAGGTAAAGTAGGTTGCTTCCTTCATTGCTGCCGCTGGTTGGTCTTCTTCTATCCCGAAAACCTTTAAAAAAAGCTTTTCTTCGTCCGTAAGTCGCGGCGTATCGTCTACTTCTTCGCTTCTTTTTTCCAAAAAATCCAAAAACATTAACTTTTACCGCTCCTTACTATCATAATCGCGACTACCGCCAGCTCAGCAGCTAAAACATACATACCGATATGCGGGTTTATGTCGTATGTCGTCCCAAACACTACCGCCATAGCTGCCAATAATAGCCCGTCTGCGATCACTATTTTTTTCTTTATGTTTTTTAACTTCTTAAGCATATTTTTCCCTTCTTACATCGCGTCCAGGTATTCCACCGGGTTATAGTGTTCAATACCATTTTCTTCGATGCACAATAGCAAGCCCATAAGCATAGCTATTACACCGTCGATTTTAAATTTACTTTTCTTCTTGCTGTACTTAACTCCTAACATTTCGTCGTAAACTGCTATACAGTTCTTCGCCATGAATCGGAAGCACTCATTTTCTGCAATAATCAGCCTTTCGTCTACTAATAGGTTCTCAAAATCGTTAATAACCTGTGTCATGGTCTTAGTTCCCTGTCCTATCGGGATAACGTCCCAGCGGTCTTCTAATCTGTTTATGATTGTTGTACTTCCCCACTGGTCGAAGCCTATCTGTTCTATCCTGTATTTTTCGTCCAGTTCTACCGCATGGTCTAAGAAGCGTTCAAAATTTACATATTTTCCGTCTAAAGCTATCAAATCGCCTTTTTTTATCCAGTACTCATAAGGGTTATTGTCCTTATGCTGCCTGTATGCTACCGTTTCTTTCGGCGTATACAGGTACGGTACTACGATAAATCGCCCGGTTGTCTCTTCATAAAATACCAGGACAAATCCCGTAATATCATTTTTACTTGATAAATCCAAGCCACCCCAGCACTTCCAGCCTTCTAGGTCTTTCGTGTCTACCTTTTTCGTACACAAGTCCCACAAATCCATATTTATAGCGCCTTTTTCATGGTCTAACGCTACGTGCTGGTTCAAAAACATACGCCTAAACATATTTTCCTGTAAAGGCATAAGCCGTATACGCTTCGCATAGTTCGCCAGGTCTTCTAGCTTCCTAAATACTCCTAACGCCGGGTTTGATTTATACCATTGTGTTTCGTCCTCTACATTACAATCTTTATCAGCTTCGTAAATCCTATAGTAAAAGCTCGGGTCGTTCACTTCCCCGGCTTCTATTTTCTTCGCCATAGTGTAAAGCTGCATTTCCGGGTTTGCCGGGTCTTCTCCACTGGAAGCCGTTGTAATTGTCATTATTAGCGGCTCGTCCCATGCTCCCTGTCCCGTTCTCAGCTTTCCGTACATTTCGTCATTTTTTGCCTGGTGTATCTCGTCCAGGACAGCCACATAATCGTTAAAACTGTCGGCGTTGTCCGCATCTGACGACAGTACCATAAGCTTATTACCGTTATCTTTTCGTATAATGGTCTTCGTGCTGCTCGTAATCTTACAGTAGCGGCGTAGCGTCTTATTTGCTTTTATGAAATGTTCTACCGTTCCGTACAGCTCGCCCGCCTGTTTGGTCGTATTTGCCGTTAAAATAAAAAGTGCGCCGAAGATATGCCGTTGACAGAAAAAGAGATATACTACTATAATCGCCGCCAGGAATGACTTACCATTTTTTCGCGGTATATTTATATGTGCTTCTCTATGTTTCCGCTTGCCGTCGCTCCTTCTCTTTACACATAGGATTTCGGTTATTATTTCAAACTGAAATTCTAATAAATCAAAGTTTCGGCTTGCTCCTCTATCATTGGTCAACTTCGACACGAACTTAAATACTTTCTTTGCTTCCTCTACATCGTAGTAGTATTCTTCCGTATCCCACTTCTTTTGTAACTTCTCCAACCAGGCAGCTAAAAGCAGTTCCTTGTTAATCATGTGCTATCATTCCGTCCAGCTCCGCGTCTATGCCGCCGTCGCCTTGTGCGCTCTCTGCTTTCATTCTCTGCCGCGCCGCTGGCGTTAATCCTAATTCTTTCGCCCAGGCTCTCATTTCCGTCTGTGCTTTATTTGCTATGCTTACTTCTGGTCTTTGCTGTTCGTAACCATTATCGCCCACTTCCATACTGTAGCCTTTTTCGTCTATGATCTGTTCGCATTTCTGCCACTTTGCATAATTTGTACAGTAAGCTTCCAGGGCTTTAAGGTCTTTGTCCGTAAATTCTTTTTCTTCTTCCGCGAAGATTTTTGCTATCCTTCGCCACTCTTTTTTTGCCGCATCACTTAACCACTTCGGGCAAGGTTTCGGCTTGTTTTTTTCTGTCTTTTTTTCTTCATTCGCCATACTGCCACCTTCTCAGACACCC